TCTCGGAAACGGTGCGGGGAATCAGCGAAAGAGGCCCGCGAATGACGCCGCCGGAGCGGAGGGAATCGGTGAACATACTAGTTGCGGGCAAAGGTGATTATGACCTTCTCGCCATTCACGGCAGAGTTGCACCAGACCTTGCTGATGTCCTTCACCTGAATGGCCTCGGCCTGATTAGCGGCAAGAGGAATATGTGAGGAGGAAGATGACAGTGCGTTGGCAGAGCTGTCAGCGAGATAGACGATGCCAGTGTTATCGGGGTGCGCGCGGAAGCACGCAATCTCGCCGTCAGGAACGGCGACGGAAGTGGGCTTTACAGGAGTACCTGCAATTGCTATTGTTACGTGGGTAGAGAAAACGTCGTTTGAGTTGGTCATGCGTGACATAGTAGGCGTGATAACCTTATTCCAAATGTCTCATCTTGTGAGTGAGACTGATTAGAACTTAGGAACAAAGTTATGCTTAAGAGTAAGCTTTTTAAGGACGTTGACGGAAAGAACAATAAGTTTTGTGTTACCTGCAAAACAGAAGTTAATTCTGGTAGCAAGTATTGTTGGGGGTGTTTCCTAAAGACGAAAAACAGGAAGGACAGGAATAAACACCCTTATTTTTGTATTGACTGCGGAATTTCTTGTAAGGAAGCCAGGAACAACAGGAAACGTTGCATGGATTGCTATAACAAATTCCGTTCTTCAACATCTGGTTTTGCCCACCGTAAGTGTTTAGACTGTAATCGTTCCGAATACCGTCACAAGGGATGGAAAAGATGTCGAGAGTGCTTTCAGAAGTTCCATCGTGGAAAAAACCACTTGAACTGGAAAGGAGGATATCTTACCCCAGACGGTTACGTTAAGATTAGCGTAGATGGGCATCAAATTCATGAACATCGTTTTGTGATGGAACAAAGTATCGGAAGAAAACTTAATCCATCCGAATTTATCCATCATCTCAACGGAATACGTAATGACAATAGGATTGAGAATCTACAAATAGTATCTAGTGATACTCATGAGAGACGAACCCTTGTCAAAATTCTCTATAAGAGAATTCATGAACTTGAAGATGAGGTTAGGATTTTAAAGAACAAATAATTTTTCTTTATTTTATTGGTGGGGTGCGGGGAGAACTGACCTCCCCGCACCACTTTATAGCTGCCGCCACCAATTTCTTCTATACTATGCTATTTCCCGATAACACAGTAAGAAATCTTGTACACGCTCGTCATCGCTTCGGTGGCGTGGATGTTCTTCACGTCAACCGTGAAGGAACCAGCGCCGACGACCGTATTAACGACAATGACCTGACCACCAGTACCCTTGGCCGACACCCAAGCGTAAACCTTGGAGGTGGCGGAGACGCGGGTATTGGTGATGGTGATGGTTTCCGTTGCTGCCGAAGCCAAGTCCGCAGTAGAAGACTGGATTTCACCAGTAGCCTTGCTGAGGGTGGCAGCGTTACCGACTGCGGTAGCCGTGCCAGTCTCAAGGTTGATGAGGCCAGCGGTCAGCGACAGGTCGCCAGCGGTGATGGTCATGGCGTCTGTCTCGGCGGCAGAACCGGCGATGACGACGGCGCCATTGACGCCGACCGAGAACATGGTAGCACCACCAGCACCGAGGGCCTTGATGTAGTAGCCAGTGGTGATGGAAGCGGCAGACAGGTTGAGTACGGTACCAGACGTGAGGGCGGCAGTGACGACGCTCTCGGCAATGCCAGAGGTCAAGGCACTGGCAGTTAGCAAGACCTGCGTGCCAGCCGTTGAAGCGGACGAGGCGAGGTCAAGCAAGCAACCAGACGATGTGGCAGTATCGATTGAGGTCGAGGACAGTTTCATCAGAGAGCCACCGTTGGCGATAACGCCAGTGGTATGGGCAACAGAGACGAGTTGGCCAGTGGTGAGCGTATTGCTCACGACCTGCAAGCCTACGCCAGTGGTAAGGGCGGTAGCGGCGACGCGCACGGCGACGCCAGCAGTAGAGCCAGACGAGATGAACTCGGCGACTGTGCCCTGCGCGGTGCCAGTATCGACACTGGAGGAACTTACCTTGAGCACCGAGCCTGTCGTGATGACGGACGTGGTGTGGGCAAGCGACAGGACCTGACCTTCGGTGATGGCGTTGGCGTTCACCAGCATGGCCTGACCAGTCGTAATTGCATTGGCCGTAAGCAGGACAGCTCCAGCGGAAGTAGTGCCAGACGAGACGAGGTTAAGAACCTTGCCAGCCCCAGCGTTGCTGTGCGTGATTTTCACGCCGTCACCAGTGCCGTCAGCGTCCATGACCACCTCGATGCCGTTCACCGTGTCGGTGAGGGTGCCAGCGGTCGGCGTGGCTACGTTCTGCACGTAGAGGACGGAACCAGCCGCCGTGAGGGTACCGCCAGCGCCAGTCGTGACGGAGGTACGGACGACACTCATGGCGTCATAGTCATCGGCCACGGTGCCAGAGGTCTTGGTGTAGGTCTTGGAAGACACTACCGAGGCAACGGCACCAGTCTTGTCGGCGACGGTAGCGCCAGACACGGTGTGGTTGACGCTAAGAAGTTCGCCAGAAGTGAGACCTGTAGAGGTGGAGGCGATGAGAGCCGCCTTGCCAGTAGTGAGTCCGTCAGTCGAGACGTTCACCACTGCAGTAGCGGTGGTAGCGGCGTCAGCGACGATAGTGAGGGCGGAGCCAGCACCAGTCAGCACGCCGTCGGTATCGAGTTGAAGCAGAATACCAGTCGTCTGCGCCGCACCTACCGCAGACACCTGAACGGCAGTGCCAGAGGTCATACCAGCGACAGGGACGTAGAGAGCTGTTCCAGTCGTGAGACCAGAGGCGGTGATAGTGGCGAACGATGTGGTCGTGGAGCCAGTGAAGACACCAGAACCAGCTAGGACGAACACGGAAGCAGTGGTGGCGGTATCGTTGGTAACGGACAGGGAAGCGGCGTCATCAGCGTCAACTACGGTGATGGAGCCATCAGCCATGCTCAAGTCACCAGCGGTGAGCGTGAAGGCGTTGGAGCCAGCAGTACCAGCGATTATCATATCGCCATTCTCGCCGATGGTCATAACTGCCGCACCAGCGGTAACGTCCCATAAGCGCACATAGTAGCCGCCGTTGAGATTGCCTTCGGTAAGCTCAAGGTGGAGCAACGTGCCAGAAGTGAGCGAGGTCGAGCTGAACTCAACCAAGCCAGAGGCGGCAGCGGAGCCGTATGTGGTGGCAGTGTTGTTGATGACGGCCAGCGAAGCGGCATTGTCCGTGTCGGTGACGGTAACGGAACCATTAGACACCACGGCGTCACCAGCGGTAAGCGTAAGAACATTGGAACCGTCAGCACCAGTGATAGTCACGGAAGTCGTGACGGCAACTGTGCTTGACATGGTAACAGCCTCATCGACGGTAACAGTACCCTTGAACGTGGTAGCCGTGCCAGTCTTTCCGATAGCAAGAGCGCCATCGGTGGCGTTGATGGTACCGCCAGAAGCCAACTCAAGGATGCCGACTGAACCAGTCGAGATGACAGACCAAGCTGGGCCGGTGATGTCGTTTCCGGAGCCAGAGTTGGCAATAGTAAGGACGGCACCAGCACCAACATTAGTCTTGTTGAGGGAGAGAGCGCCGAATGCACCGCCCTGCGTAATCGTCCAAGCGGCAGTCGTAAGAGCCATTGTCGTGTCGTTGGCGAACAGCGCTTCCCAAGTGGTAGCCGCAGCGCCAGCGGCACCGACAATGGTACCGACGCCATTATAGGCGTATGTTAGGCGTCCGCTGGAATCGACATACAGAATGGCATTAGTCGTTCCGCTGGAAGTCGGGGCGGTGTTCACCTTGTCGAAAGCAACGACCGCATCGTGATACTTGCTCTTGGACTTGACATGCAAACCAGGAAGCGAGGACACTTTCTTGTTGAATATTGTAGGCATATTAGCCAATCCGATTTGACCGACCGAGGGAGTTACGGTGGATTATCGGATTATTATTCCCCCTTATTAGACGTTAAGACGAGCGAGAGTAACTCGGCTCGCGTCGTCTCTGGGACGAACGCGATGCCGAGTTCCTTCGCTTTGTTCTGAAGCTCCGCCTTGGTCATATAATTCGGAGGTTTCTCGTCACCATGACCGACCTTGGCTTCCTTGTATTCCTTCATGGTCAAAACGCCGTTCCTGACGTACTCGGCTGGTACGCCAGAATGAATGGCGACTTGCTCCTTCTCAGTCCAAGGAATACCGATAGCCTTTGCGCGACCTTTCGCGACTAGATTTCCCCAATTAACAGACATAAGCGAAATTCAGGCTAGATGACTTAGGCGGAAGAACCGTTGGAACCCCAGATAAAGGCAGGGTAGGCGCGGACGAGGGTGTAGAAGTAATCGACAGAGTATTCCCAGTCCTTGTTCTCGTACACCTCTTCTGGCGCGTCGAGAGTCGGGCGCTCGGCAAAGACGCAGCGGAGCGACTCGCCGACCTTCTTGCTGTCGAACATGAACCAGTAGGCGCTGGTATCCGTGCCACCAGTGCGGGTCGTAAGGCGAGACCACTGCATGACCTTGACCAGACCCTTGAGCGGGTTGTAGTCGCGGGTGAACTCACCGGAGAGTCCGTCCGAGTTGACGATGCGCATGGCCTCGTCGTAATTCGTCGGGGACACGAGAATGGTGTCCAGCATGACTGGGCGATTGACGCCATTAACGTCCTTGTGGTTGAGGGCATCGACACGAGCCTGAACGATGCACTCACGGGATATTGGCGGGTTGACCGTAGCGGCCTTGTCCTTGATGAGGTTGCTATAGACTGAGCTATTGAGGTTGTTGCTGTGGGAGGCGCTGAAGAGGGCCACACCGTCAGGGCACACGGCGGAGACGGACTGTCCGTACACGTCGGTGTAGTTGGAAGCGGAGAAACCGTTGGTCAGTACGTCGGCCATGGACTGGTCAATCTTCTGCCAAGCGTCGTCAACGACTGTCTTGACGAGGTAGCCAACCTGCGGCTCGTTGAAGTCGCAGAACTTGCGGGTCTTCTTGGTGATGGCGACGATGGCACCATAGTAACTCTGGGTGAAGGTCGCGGTATCGCCCTCGGAAGTGGTGACGCGCGGCAAATCCTGACCCTCGGCGACGGCGGAAATTCCGGCAAGCCCGTAGATTTCCTGATAGATGTAGTTAAGTTTGCTGGATTCCTCAACACGGAAGATTTTTGGGCCAACCATTTCGTCAATGGAGGCTACGCTGGTATCACGGAAAATCTCGTCGAGATAACCGGTCAGCGATTCGAGGTCAGATGCTCGGATAGACATATGTTATTTATTAGGCGATAGCCGGCTTATTGAATCGACCAATGACGGTATTGTCGGTAGCACTGGCGATTTGGTCGATGTGGAATACATTGTCGGTGGAAGCTGCCAAATCGATGGTATTGGCGTCGGACACGTCATAGTCGTTGCCGACATGGGTAGCCTGAACTGGGGTGGTCGAGCACAAAACCTCGAACTGAACGCTGTCGGTAATCGGCAGGACATCGACGAAAGTACCTCCATTGGAAGCAGTGGCGTCGGTCTTGGCCTCGAGGGTGACATACTCGACTTCTGCATCACCAGAGGCGGCGTCGGTGATGTAACCACTGGCATACTTAACTAGCTGGTGCTTGGTCACTGCGGCGGAAGCGGCGAGCGGCAGTCGCAGGACAAGGCCGCTGTCGTAACGGATAGGCTTGATAGCCATAATTTATGATTATTTATACCAGTCGTGAATTGCCTGACTGGTCTTCTTAAATGATTTCTGCTTGCTTTCAGCATTATCAGAACCTGACTGTGCGGAAGGCTTGCGTTGTGCCGTGGCAATGTCAGCCGCGGCGGTGTTCTTCTCCCTTTTCTCGTTCTTCTCGCCCTTGTCGAGCTTGTAGGCATTAACCGCCAGCTTGAGTGCCTTATGTATGGACTTCTCGCTGGAACGGTCGATGTTTCTCGGCAGGTAGCCGACAATCTCGTTGAACTTGGCGTCATCGACGAGTTCTGGGATGAAGAAATCGTCCTTTTCGTCCGTCACCCTCTTGAGGACTGACTTCTCGTTGCGCCGATTTAAGGCGACATCGATGGCGGACTCGCTCAATGTCTCATTCTTGGGCTGTTTTCCAGCCTTGCCTGATTTCTTGAGCGCAAGAAGGTCGTTCTTGTAGCGTTCCTTCTCGCTTTCCGCCTTCTCTAGGCGTGCCTTGAGCTGTTCGGTGGTTTCCTCCGATTCGACTACCTCATCGGTTTCCTCCTCGGAGTAATCCTCGCCTAGCGTCCTCTCTTGGGTGTCTTCCATACGGGTTTATAGAGGTATGTTTCGACAGGGGTTCCTCCACCCTGCTTCTCGATGGATTAGATTAACGAAAAGACCACCTTTTCAGGTGGCCATAATCGCCCTTATGCCGTGGTACGGGTGAACGAAACCACGTCAGGAGGGCAATTGCGGCCACCCGACTCGTTCACCCGTTTAGTTGTCTGGATAAAGAGCTATTTGTTTCCTTTTTCCTTCTTGTACTTGACTTCCATTTCGTGCATCAGGTCAAGCAATGCCGTGCGGCGTCCGTAAGCCATCCAGTAATCCTTTCCTTCCATGCCATTAGCCATAGAGCGCATTAGTTCCCTGTCCTTAGAGACGTAATACATTCGGTATCCGTCGTCCTGATACGACTTAGCCAGCCACTTGTCCACCTTCACCGCGTCAAAGTCCTTAGGCTGGAACTGGCGATAGGACTTCGGGAAGGCAATGGCGAACAGCAACCTGATTATCATGTTTCTCATGAGAGCGTGCCCATCCCCTCAAGCGACTTCGCCCCAGCGGAAAGGGTGTTAGACATCCTAGTTCCAGACGGCTCGCCTTCCCCAATCGGAGATACCGACTGCGGCTGGCCTGACTGGAACGATTTAGGGTCATTGCCGTACTGCTTTGCCAAGTCATCGAAGAACTTTTCCTCATTGGCAAGGAACTTGTTGGGGAACAGCCGTGCCACAAGCCCAGTGAACTCGGACGCAAGGGCCATGTCAACGCTCCTGCCCCTCTGCTTCATGCTCTCGGTCTGTATCTCAATCTCATACTCGTAATCGTCAAGATACCCTGGCGGAATGGCGACAATCTCAATCGGTGTTCCCTCACGCAGGAACTCCTCCTGCTCCCGAACGTCCAATACGTTAAACGGCTTCCTGTCCTTGCCGTACCCGGCCACCCTGTTCATCTCGCTTATCTCATTAGGCTCGGCGACCATCAACTTAAGAGTTCCCCTCTTTCCGTTCGATAGTTCCGTATTGTCCACGTTTACCGTGTTATACGTTCCTTTTGAGTTCTTCCTGTCGTAGTTGGCGATTACCGAATCAAGTCTAAGGCGTGTCTTCTGCAGCCACAGGTCCTTGAGTGACAGGAAGAAGATACCCTTCATCTCTGAAGCCCGCTCGTTAGCCAGCACAACCTCTCGTGCTGTTGAACCAGAGCCTGTCTGCCCTGACTGCAGGGCGTCGGAAGTGGCGTTTGCCAGCAGTTTTCCGATGCGCTCCAGCATGGAGAACTCGCCCGGAGTCGGGCCGTTCACTGGCATCGGCTTCACCTGGTTCACATCGGTGACGTAAATGCGGTCGGAACCAGTCACCTCCCTCTCCTCAACGTCGAAGTCGTCGCGGTTGGCCGAGCCGATGAGCATCGGGGTCTCAAGAGAGCGGTGGGCCTTGTCGAGCATTGAGTTCTCAAGCGCGTTCTCCTCGTCCTGCAGCCCGATGATGATGTTCGGCAGGGAGTTTCCGTAGAACATCGGCTTGGCGAACGGCTCGAACACGGCCTTGGAGAACGGATAACGCTTCTTCCTACCACCCCAAAGAAGCGGTGCGTCAAGCAGCAAAGTGTCGTTGGCGACTATGCGGTAGCACGAGCGAAGCTCACGCTTGTCACCGTCTTCAGTATCGCCCTTGCTATTCTCAAGCATCCGCTTGCTGTAGTAGCGCACGACCTGATAGCCCTTGCGTTCCTTTGATACTCCGAACTCATCGCCGAAGAACGACTTGAAATCACTGTCGTCTAGAAGGGTGACAGGGCTTACGTCCTTAAAATTCGGGTAGTTTGAAAACTCGGAATAGAACTCCGCCTCGTCCATGAACTGAACCCATGCCAGTTCAGGCTGTTCCTGAACATCCACGACGTTGGCGTCTCCGATGAGCAGTGTAAGAAGCGGAACGTCAACCTCAACGGCATGACCAACGCCGTCACCAGCGTCAACCATCTTCTTCTCAACCTTTCCCGTCTCTGAGTCATAGGACACAATCTCTTCTGTCTTTCCCGTCTCGTTCACCCAGCAGTCATGCTTGATTACCGTGCCGTTGGCGGCGCAGTTCCATCCGTCCATGAAACAGACCATTTCAGGGTTGTCGTGAGCGACGAAACTCTGGCGGACTATCTCCTTTAGGAAGTCAGCGCGAAGGCGCGAACGCTCGCCGCTGGTGCCAGTGGCGTTGATGCTAATGAGCGGAACGTCCTTGGCGACGGAACCGACGTATGTGCGCACCTTGTTTCGGGTGGAGCCCGTGAAAACGTTGGCCTGCCATTCCTCCTTGCCCTGTTCCGCTCTGGTACGGACGTAGGCGTTGAGGCGTTTCTGCGAATCGTCAACGTACTGCTTTAGAGTGCGGTCGTTAAACTCAGGGCGATTCTTCCCCATAACGTCATCGAGAAGAACCCTTACCCTGTCATTGACGAATTGCGCCCTTTTCTTGTCAAGCTCGTTCATATTGACTTAATTATACCACACTACTTAGGCCATGCGCAAACTGCTTACTCCCTTGTCTTCCCTCATGCGCTTCTCGCGCATAATCTCGTAGAACCTCTTTGCGTGGCCCCTCATTGACTTCAAGTCCTTGGGCAACCTGACGACATCCGACTGGTAGGCCACGGCATCAAGAACGTCATCGTGCGCCCCGTTCGGGAAGCGTCTCGCCTCCGCCTCCAAGTCATCGCAGTGTCCCTCGATGTGCCAAATCCTGCCCGTCTCGTAGCGGTGCAGGAGCCCAGAGCGTATGCGGTCAGACTTCGCCCTGCCCTGATGCTTGAGCCATGTTATCGGGAAGAACACCTTATGCCTGTCCTTCTCAATCTTCAGGAGAGGCTCCAATGCGCGGGTGAACGCCGTATCCTCCCAAGCCATCACGGAAGGCGTGACGCCGCACTCGTCCGTGAGGTAAGACCAAAGGCGCACCATTTCCTCGACGGTGGCTGTCGGCCCGTAATACTCGCCCCTCGCCATGACGTGCCAGTCCCCAGCGGCGTTCACGAAGTTCACGCAGATGCCGCACCTGTCCTTCCCGTCGTTCTCCAGCCCCTCCTTCTTGCTCGGAGTGTCAATCGTGACGAAGCAGCTAATGGGAGACTGTGACAGGACTTCCTTGAGCGTAATCGGTCGGAACATCTCGTTCCTGAACCGTGCATTCGCCAAGTCAACGATTTCTCCCTGATACTCGCGCAGGTACTCGTTGTCTCCAGTGTCCGCCGCCCTCATTTCCCGCATCTTCGTCTCAATGCTCACCTTTTGCTCATTTCCGGGGAGCAGCAGTTCTGCGTCGGTAAGCACGTCCCGCTCCGGCCAAGTCGGAAGCCCCGTCACCTTGTCCACCCTCCACACCTCCCTGTAGCGAGACTTCGGGTTCAGCTTGGCCTTCTCCTTCAGCATCGCCATTATCCCGTCATCGCTCTGCCAGTTCCCGAAGAAGACAGTCCTTGCGTTCTTCTGGTCAAGGCCGCCTCGCATTTCCGACAGGTAGTTGCGTATCTCCCTGGTGTTCGCCTCTGACTGCACCGTCTTCATGTTCTCGATGTCGTCGTTGAAGCTCCAGTCAGGTCGGTATCCGTCATGCAACCGGCCGCGCACGGGCTCGGCGACGGTATGGGCTTCCACTCGGACGTTCCCCTCCGTCACGAAGTTACCCGTCCGCTTGCTCTGCTTTTCCTCGTTCCTGTTCCTGTTCGAGTTGAATATCTGGCCATAGTCCTGAATGAACCTAGCGTTGGTCTGCATCTCGACCACGACATCGTAAAGCACCCCCTCAGAGTTCTCCCTGTCGTAGCTCGTCTGGTTGATGTAGTGCGCCCGCCCGTTAGCGATGAGCCAGAGTATCATGCCCCGCTCGAAGGACGACTTGGCCGTCTCGCGGGCAGTCACCCATATCAGCTCGGTAATCGTCCCCTCCACGAGGTCGGCGAAGTCCTGCGCGAGGGTATCGTGGAACTGCGGGTGCGGATAGCGTATGAAGTCAAGGAAGTAATAGTCGAAGAACAGCAGGAAGTTACGGGGGTCGGCAAAGATGGTCCTTCGCCCAGCGGGAGTAAAGGTAGGCAATGCGCTAATCTGCTCTTTAGTCGGTAAAGCCATATCATTCCTTAACCTCTGCCTCGATGAATGCCTTAGGTTCAGATTTATACAGCATGTCAATCTTCCGCCGCTCCTCATCGGAATACTGATTGTTGACCGTCAGGTTGATAAGCGGGACCTTCGGGTTCCATTCTGGGTCGAGCGTCTGCAGGATTGCCATGTCACTGTCGGATGAGTTGGACAGCTTGTCCGCCCGCTTCCTGCCGAGCCACTTGAACCTGCGATTGGCCCTCGAGTCCCACCAGTCCAGTGGGCAGTGGGACTGCAATGCCGTCATCTGGGAGTCGGACAGCTCAAGTTCTGCCTGTATTTCCCTAGGCTTGTATCCAAATTCCAAATATGAAGTAAGCCTCGAGGCCAACGGCTCGTAGTGTGGGTCAGTGATGTCGAGGGTTACATCCCGGATAAGGTCTTTAGCGAGGGATATTTCCTCTGGGGTTGAGTCAAGGTTTTCCATGTGTTGATTATACCAGTTTTTGAGAGAGTTGTAAAAAATTTGGGAAAAAATGGGAAAAAATTGGGGAAAAATTAGAGAGGCAAGGTTATCCATACTCCCCCCTCGATTTCTGGGTGCGCTCTTTCTCTGCTCATATCCATAATCCAATCCATACACTTCTACCTCACCCTATCACACCTCCCTCACTCTCACCCCACCCATTACACCCCCCCCTAGCCCATGGGGTATTGGGGGTTCCACTGTGGATAACTATTCATTTGATGATATTAGGCGACACTAATCATTACTTAAGGCTAACAAGTGTCGCCTAAGGTATATTAGACGACACTATAGGTTAAACCTGTGGATAACCTGTGGATAACTTCCTATCACATCTGCTAAATTTCCCATCAAATTCTAAAAAATAATGAAAAGGGAAAAAGGCAAAAGATAAGTGCTGTCTGTGGATAACTCATTTCTAGTGCTAATCCTAGCACACTTGTTATTAATCAAATGTGCTAACCTTAGCATAGCACTTATAAAAAAAGATAAGTGCTGTCATTTTAGTGCTAAGGTTAGCCTCAAAATGACCATTTAGCACTTATAGCACGCAAGCACTTATGTTTTTCATTTCTTTAATTTCATTTCTTATCTTACATTAGCCCTTTTACTCTTGTGTATATAGATATAACAATTCTAAGTGCTAAAGTTTAGTATGTGGATAACTTTTTTATTACCCTTATTTTCCGCTAACCTATCACACTTGACAATATTTTCCTTTCATGCTATAGTTTAATCACGATAGAAGCAGCGAACAAGAGGCCACGGCTTCTCACCTCGCCAGCAGCTATCCAGATATCCCATATAGGGATAGCGACTAAGGAAAGAATCCTACCCCGCATGGGACGCTCACTTGTCCGCCTCTTTTAAAAGAGGCGGGAATAAAACTCACATATGACTACACCCACCCTAGACCAGCTCGACGACATCACTTCCGCTATTGAGGCCACATATCCATACGCTTACCCGCTCGACATGGACGGAGACAACATGGCTCGCATCATGCGCGACCAGATAGAGGCTGGAGAGGAACCGACCTACACGCTGGCCCACCTGCTCCGCGCCTACGCCGCAGCCATTGAGAAATTCTAAATTACTGCCTTACCCATATCAACTCACCCATCTTCTCCACCTCCCTGCCCGAGTCCGCAACCTACCTTTCCGATGTCCACCTTCGCAAGTTCATAGTTGAGGCCAAGCAGATACACATGGCCTCAACTGGGCAGACAAAGGCATGGGCTAACCACCCCATTACGAAGTCGTGGGCTGGGCATGAGACATCTCTGGCGTGGTATGGAATGATACTGTGCCAAGAATACTCATTCCGTTTCAGGAGACAGCACGCCTGTTTTGACTACTTCTCCAGTCTCCGTGCCTCACCTGCGGCCAGACCTTCACGGCCAAGCCGTGTTATGAGGAAGCCGAGCAGGACGGCCAGCCCGACATCTTTCAGGGCTATCAGAACTATTGCCATCCATGCCTAGACAACCCCAACAGCGACATACCAAAGGACAAGCTGCACGCCCTGCGCCTCTACTGCGCGGGACTGACGACCAAGAACGAGCTAATCAGCAAGCTGTAACCCATCACCCTAAAAACCCCTATGACCGCAACCGAAAAATCAGCCCTGCGCTGGAAGCTGGCCATGAACCAAGACATCGGTAACAGCCAGCTTGACGGGATACTTGAGGCAATCGAGGTAAAAGAATAACGCCCCAATGGGCAATACCTAAAACATATGGACGAGGAATACATCAAGATTGACGGCGTGAATTACGTCATTCTCAGTCGTTACGCCGTTACAGCCAAGGGATATGAAGGTAACGTCATTCTTGGCTTGCGAAGGTTGAACGGAAGGAAGCTTTACCTTGCCAACGTCTATCGTGACGGCTCCACGTCTAGCGTCTCAAGCTCAATCTAACCCCATTATGATAGACAAACACATCGACGATTGCCCGATATGCCAGGCACAAAGGAGGGCGGAGGCGGAGGGGCGAATGATGACGCTTCAAGAATACGTGGAGGCATGCAGTGATGAGAGGGAAAGGCAAGCGGTAGAAGTTTTAAGTAACGGATTCAAGACTGCTAACTAACGTCAAATAATCACCTATGACCACCACCGAAGCAATCTCCATACTGTCCGACGCAACACAACGCAACAAGAGGACAAACGTTTTTGACCTAGCCTATGACTTGCTCAAGGCCATCGACAAAGGCGACGAGCATATGGTTGTATGGAAAGCCGCCAAACTTTACGCCAACTCCGACCCATTGACTGATACCTACGAGGCCGCCCGCCACCTGCTCAAGACCTACGCCGAAAGAATCTAAACCAACCAACCAAAAACAAATATGGAAAACAAAAACATCGAGGAATACGAATACGGCGAGACGCTAAACCTTTTAACATCCGCCCGTGCCGAGCTGTTCCGCCTCTTGGAACGCAAGGCCAACACGGACGCAAGCATCATGGCAATCAACCGACGAATCGCAAGGCTCACTAGGGAAGCCGAGGCCGAGGCAATCCGCCGAGGGCTGGATACCGCCGAGCGGGAACCGAAACCGACACGCTGGCCGTGGCTGTTCGCTCCCGTGCTTGTCGTCGCTGGCTTCGTCATCGCCAACGCAATCATGGCCGAGCCAGTGCCAATGCCGATAGTAATCGCCCCCGCCGTCGCCGCCGAGGTCGTGGAGCCGACGCTTACGGTCGATGAGCAAATCCGAGCCATCGCCGCCGAACATGACTTCCAGTGGACTGATTACCTTGTCGCCTTGGCTGAGTGCGAATCTGGTCTTGAACCGAACGCCGTCAACACCATTGGCAACACTCCCGAGGGTAGCCGAGACCGAGGATTGTTCCAAATCAACGACAACCACCACTCCGAGGTTTCCGACGCCGTGGCCTTCGACGTTCGGCTTTCGACCGAGTGGACTATGTGGCGAATTGAAAACGGCTATCAGCATGAATGGGTGTGCGACGAGGCTGCCAAGAACCGCAACAACTAACCGCCGCCGGATAACTGGCGGCACGAAAGGAAATATGTCAGACCTGATAAGGACTCTTACGGCAGAGGAAATCATCGCAATAAATGAGAACGCGGTCAGGGAACTTGGTTTGAAAGACGCAGACTACAGACAAATGGGAACCGAAAACTTAGAGATATTCTCCCTGGCCAAGGAAATCATCGCCCTCAAGCGGGAGGTCAAGGAGTTGAGGAAGCTAATCGGCAACAAATAACCTATGCGAGAGATAAAATTTAGGAAGAAAGGAGCTTACAAGGGGCTTACACTGAACAGTGGGTATCTACAAATAATCACCCCGACAATCTTGAACTCCTATCGGAAAAGGAACATAACCGTGAAACTGCTAAATCACGGAAGCGTGATAAATATGGCAAATTCAAATAGAGAATTCCGCTTTAGGGCGTGGGACGCCGACAACAATAAGTGGGCTTGCTGTGATGATTGGTGGAATACAATCAAAATCAGTTGCCATACAGTCAATGGCCTTCCGACAGTATGCGAGCAAGACGGAGAAAAACGGTTTGTCATCGAGCAATTTACAGGATTAACCGACCGTCTCGAAAATGAGATTTATGAGGGTGATTTCGTCAAGGGAGCGAACGGACAGGTCGGATTGGTCTACTACGACGACAGGTGCGCCATGTTCAACGTCAAGGACTACTATTGCGCGTCCGCAGACTGGCCGGGTGCGGCGTTCACTGAGGGCGTGTTCGAGGTCATCGGAAATATCCATGCCACGCCGGAGCTAATCGGCAGGTAGCTAACCAACCTAAAGAGAGAAAACATGAAATCAGCAATCATCGTACTGTCGGCAGTCATGCTGTCGTTCGGGTTCACCGCTTGGGCGGCGGAACCTCTGGCATCCACCGGGTCGATACCGCAATCCGTGTCGGAACGGTTCATCGACGGGCAGGCAGTCGGGCTGTGCCGCGACCTAATACCCATGGCTACGGGGGCGGGACCGATTGCGCCTACCGAGGAAATCGGCGTGACTGTCCCCGTTCGGGCTGGCGACGCCCTCTATACGCGTTATGCCGATTCCCCGACGTGGCATGTCGTGCTGGTCGAGTCCGTCACCCGCTCAATGGCGTGGTCATACGTTCCAATCGGGTTTGACGGGACTGGCAAGGCCGTGCTGTGGCGTCCCACCCTGTCAGTCGTCCCCATGCTTCACCTTCTCGGTTCCAACCGCGGCGGCGACGGGCTGGCCTACAGGGAGGAAGTTAGCATGGCCGAACTGGTGGCCATGCGCGGTAACGGCACGCTTGCCGGCATGTTCTTCGCCAGAACCGAACTGTCCAAGTGATATGCATGTAAAACACACGTCACTGCCGCTGTCGCTCGTCGCCTCGCAGTCACGTTGCGGGTACCAGTACCTTTACCAGATTACCCGTCCGAGGGTATCGACCTACAGGCGCAAGGACGGCACGCTATCGGTCAAGACATTGCAGCCAAAGGCCATTCCGTACAGGCACGGAGGCACGCTGTGGCTGTCCGGCGAGGACATTGACAGGCTCATCAGCCTAAAGCTGATATCGGACTTCACGATGTAGAATTAGCCAGCCCGACAACGGCTGGCTTTTTTGCATGTGCATAACTCACCCTTGAACGCATGGCGAAAACGTGCTATATTGAGAAAGTCGAACACCTAAAAAAACAACCGCATGTCATCAGCAAATCTCGCCCAAGTTCTTAAGGCGCCCCTTCACAGGTTGGTTTTAGGTTCGACACCTTGGGCGGGGTTTTTTGGTGGCAATAAGTCCATTTGATATGCCAAGCACACCAAGCTCGCAAATCGCGCGTCTGTTCGCGCAGGAACTGGACAACCGCGGCATAGTCTGGATTGACGAGATAGCCACGTGGATATCCCCGAACGAGGACGGCACGCATTCCGTTTTGTCCACCGACGAGGTTAGGTCGGAGCTGTTCGACTTCATGGAAAAGGTCGACAGCGGATTCACCGAGGGCAAGATGAACGGGACTTTCAAGATGGCCAACCTCAAGCAGAAGCTCAAGAGGCAACGTCTTGGCGAGACGCATATCGCCTTTACTGACGGAAAGCTAAATACCCATACGTTTGAGTTCGAGCCGTTCCCTCCCGCGTGGGAAAGCGGAAAGGGATATTTGAAAGGCGAGCGCATCCGCTACGGAAAGTTCGAGTATTCTGCAAGGACTGAAATCGACCCGTGCGATATCCCTCCGTCATCGCATCTTACCGCCTGGTCAAGGCTTTACGCCCATTCCTCGCTGGCTTTCGTCAAGCTGGAAATGACATACGACGAGGCGATGGAATCACCCGACCCTGAAAAGTTCCTGAAGCTGCTGTCGGAAGTCTTCGTCGAGGAGGACGGCAAGACGCCAAGCGAGGAGTTGCTGGGCGTCGTCTATCCGATGTGCGGCTACCTGCTCATGCCGCACCTCAAGGGGAACAAGATATTCATGCTGGCGGGGCCGGAAGCGTCAAACGGAAAGTCAACCGTGATGAAGGCGATTGAACTCATGCTGCCGGAAGGTTCCGTAATCGCCATGAAGTTCAAGGAGTTCGCGTCTAACGGCGGTTCCAACTGGGGCAAGGCCAACCTCATCGGGAAGAGGGTTGTCCTCTGTTCGGAAGAGTCATCGAGGGACATCGACGTCGGTGCGCTCAAGCAGTTCTCGGACGGGCTGACTTCCGTGCAGGCGGAACGCAAGTTCCAGCAGCCGTTCTCTTTCTTCCCGACTTTCAAGATACTGGCCGCATTCAACACGCCGCCAGAGTTCGACGGGATAGACAACGGAGTGATAAGGCGATTCTTTTACATACCGTGCTTCGCCAAGTTTGACGGAACCGTATCGGTGGACGAGATTATGGACGGCATAATCAAGGAGCGTCAACTGGTTTTGGCATGGATGGTTCGGCAGGCCAAGCTGCTTCACGCAAAAAAATGGCTTTTCCCAATCGACGGAAAGATATTGCAAGAGGCGAAGGAAATATACCTGAATGACCAGTCAAGCGTGTATGCCTTTTGCCGTAACAACTACCGAATCGTGAAAGCGCCAGTGAAGGGAACTCCTTTCTCGGACATATACCAGCATTACCTGGAATGGTGCAGCAAGAACGGTTACAGCAAGCCGTTCGGAAGCAGGAAATTCGGAATCAATGCAGGGCAAGACAACCTCGGAGAATCATACTCGTCGAACGGCAGACGCTACCGCCGTGCCGTTCCGATTAACCA